TACCGGCAAGAAATTACCGGTATTCGGCGGATCGGTAACGCTCAATACGCAGTTCAATGATCTCTCGCAGACGCTTAAAAACGAACTGGCATCGACGGCGCAGAGTCTTGGACTGGATACATCGCAGTTAAGCGGCACGAATACTCTTAGGCAGATACTAAAGAACATTGCCGATCAATGGGGCCAGCGTAGTTTCGTGTTGGGCGGGATTACGATCTAGTTATGCCTTATCGTGCATCAACATTACGCCCTCTCAATCAACCAGCCTACGAACCCAAGCCGCGGCTATCGGCGAAGGAACGCGGGTATGATGCGGATCATCGCTTTTGGCGTAAGGCTATATTGGCAAGAGATCAGATATGTAGGCGTTGCGGTAATGCGCGTGCATCTCATGCTGATCATATTGTATCAATAAGTAAGAGGCCGGATTTGCGGCTTGATTTGAGGAATGGACAAGGATTGTGTCACGCTTGCCATAGTAAGAAGACGGCGAGTGATGATGGTGGGTATGGGAATAGAAGGCGATGAGTAGTGCAATGCGTCGAGTATACAAAGAAGGTAGGCGTGGGCCGTTCACTTGCCTGCACTGTCATAAGATGTTACTCCGTAAGATCACGAAGAGCGAAAGGTGAGGGGGAAACGTTTTGTACTCGTGATTGTGCATTTGCATGGCGTAAAACGCATCCTGAATGGACAGTGCTACATCGGGGACGAGCTGTTAAGGGTAAGCTGCTTTCGTTATTCTATAAATCGTGCATATTCTGCGGTGCTCTCACGTGAATGCAACGGACGAAAGAATGATAAACCACTAGGACAGCAATGGCTTCAGGGCTTCGCTTCGTTCCAAAAACGTAAAGTAAATCAATTAGATAACCACGCCGGTCATTTTCTTGGGCGAATTTCTCCGCCTTTACCGCGTGCTCGCTGCGTTGAGAGTTAGTCCAACTAAGCGTTTATAGAGAAAAATCAAAAAACTAGATGGGACTCCACGGCCCGAAACTACATTCACCATTCAAGACGATCGCTCACGTACCGCATCCTGACAAAATCAAGGGTAAAACGCGCGCAGATCGGCTTATCAAGTGGATTGAGTATTTGCCTATAACGTCCGGTACTCAGGCCGGCACGCCGATTAAAGTCCGTCCGTGGCAACGGCGAGACTTAACCGCAATTTACAAAACCGACAAGAACGGCAAGCGAATCGTCAGACAAGCTCTTATCACATTACCGCGCAAGAACGGCAAAACTCAGCTTGCGGCGGCTTTGGGGCTTGCGCATTTGTGTGGACCCGAGCGCGAAAGCCGCGGGCAGGTGTATTCGGCAGCAGCCGATCGCAAGCAAGCCGCGCTGATTTATGACGAAATGAAAGCGATGGTCATGGCGACCGATTTGAAGGATCGGGTCATTATCCGCGATTTCAACAAGCACCTCGAGGATAAAGAAACCGGAAGTTCTTATTTTGCATTATCGGCGGATGCGGACACCAAACATGGTTTTTCCGCCTCCTGCGTTATCTATGACGAGCTCGCGCAGGCGCCGGATCGAAAACTTTACGACGTTTTGACTACAAGTACTGGCGCGCGAAAAGAACCGCTCGTCATCGTTATTTCGACGCAATCGCCTAACGAGCATTCCGTAATGACTGAGCTGGTCAATTACGGCTTGGACATTCAAAAAGGCGTGCATAAGGATCCGACTTTTTATCCAGTGATTTATACCGCGCCGGAGGATGCGGATCCGTGGGATGAAAAGGTTTGGTTTGCCTGTAATCCGGCTCTAGGGGATTTCCGATCACTCGAGGAAATGCGCTCCGAGGCTATCAAGGCACAGCGCATTCCGGTGCGTGAGGCCACTTTCAGGCTTTTATACTTGAATCAGCGCATCAACGCCGATGCCCGATTTATTGCAATGCCGGAATGGGATGCCTGTGCTGGTGCGTTTGATCCTGAGCAGCTAAAGGGGCGACGCTGTTATGCCGGTTTGGATCTCGCCAGCACGACGGATATCGCCGCGCTCGTGCTCGTTTTCCCCGGCGAGCCGTGCATCGTGAAGCCATTTTTTTGGGTGCCTGAAGAAAATATCGAGAATCGAGTCACCAAAGATCGCGTGCCTTATGATCTTTGGGTACGCCAGGGATTGATTGAAGCCACACCGGGAAACCAGATCGATTATCGGTGGATCATGCTGAAGCTCGGGCAGTGCCGGGTTGACTATGATTTAAAGATGCTCGCTTTTGATGAGTGGGGCTCGCACAAGATTATAACTGATTTGTGCGACAATTTCGGGTTTACAGTTGAGGCGAAAGAAAATGAGCGTTACGGCAAGCCGCTCCTGTGGAAGTTTCGCCAGGGATTTGCGAGCATGAGCGCGCCGACGAAAGAACTGCTAAACTATGTCTTGGCGCGCCAGATCGCTCACGGCGGGAATGCGGTACTTCGCTGGATGGCGAATAACGTAATTGTGCAAACCGATCCGGCGGGAAATTTAAAACCGGACAAAGGCAAGAGCATTGAGCGCATAGACGGCATCGTAGCACTGATCATGGCTTTAGATCTTGCTATTCGTAACGCCAACCAGACTACCAGCAGCGTTTATGACGAAAGGGAAATTCGCTACCTATGAAAATCACTGAATTGATTCAACGCGGGCTTCGCGCTCTCGGCATCAACACGCCGGGGCTGGAAACCTATTTCGCCTTTGGCGGTGGCCAAGGCACCTCGTCGGGCGTGCGCATCAATGAAAATAATGCGCTTGCGGTTGCTGCTGTCTATGAATGCACGCGGGTTATTGCCGACACGATTGCTTCACTGCCGTGCTTTCTTTATCGCCGGCTGGCAACCGGCAAGGAACGCGCCGAGGATCATCAGGTTTATCGTGTGCTCCACGAGGAACCGAATCCGGTAATGACGCCGTTTGAATTCAAGCAAACCATGCAGGGGCATTTGTGCTTGTGGGGTAAAGCGTTTGCCGAAATCGAGATTAACGGCGCCGGTAGAGTGCAAGCGCTCTGGCCACTGCGTCCCGATATGATGCGCGTGCAGTTTTTTAACAACAAACTGTATTACTACTACACCACGCCTGACGGTCAGGAACGCCAGCTTCAAAACGTGCTTCATCTGCGTGGCTTATCGTCAGATGGGATCAATAGCTACTCGCCTGTCGGCCAAAATCGTCAGACACTAGGACTGGCGCAGGCTGCAGAGGAGTATCGGGCACGCTTTTTTGCCAATGATGCGCGCCCTGGTGGTGTTTTGCAGACGGATCGATCACTCGGTGACGTTGCTTATAAGCGACTGCAGAAATTCTGGGATGAACAGCATCAAGGACTTACTAACCGCGGGCGGACAGCCATTCTTGAGGACGGTGTTAAGTGGCAAGACGTCGGCATGCCGCCGGACGATGCGCAGTTCATACAGGGCCAGGAGTACCAAAAAAGCGATATAGCGGCGATTTTCCGCGTCCCGAGCTACAAAATAGGGCTTTTAAAGCCGGGAACCGTGAGTTTTGCGAGCGTTGAGCAACAGGCGATAGACTTTGTGATCGATTGTATTCGCCCTTGGCTCGTCTGTTGGGAGGAACGCGCGACACTAGGACTCCTTACGCCTACGGAGCGAAAACAGTACTTTGCCGAATTCCTAGTTGACGCATTGCTCCGCGGCGACAGTACTCAGAGAGCGGATTTTTACACCAAAATGTTCAATATCGGCGCTTTTACACAAAATAATATCCTCGAAAAAGAAAATATGAATGGGATTGGCGCTCTCGGCGATCGCCGGTATGTGCCGCTCAACATGATTCCGGTGGATCTCGTTGATGATGTAGTCAAGGCGAAGCTAGAGCCGAAACAGCCGACTAACCCAGCTGGCGATATGGCGCCGGATGCACCGAAGCTGATGAATGGGGCGGCACATTGAAGGAATGACCGCCGCCGAGGCCGCTAGCCTATTAGCCGACACCATGAACCAAATAGAAGCTGCAGGATTTTTACTTTATCCACATCCCAGACCTATCGGCATATCGATCCGCGTGCTCCGCGACGGCGTGACAATGGCTTTACATCCCGACGACACGCGCGTTGTGGCCAAAGTATGGGATGAGGGCGACGGCAAGGGCTGGACGGTAAAATGACGCGCGCCATGCTTCGGGCTGTAGCTCAGTTGGTAGAGCACCGGGCTGGAAACCCGGAGGTCGTCGGTTCGACGCCGACCAGCTCTTAGCATGGCGTGATTTCTGGACGGCAAGGGGTGGACGGTGAAAGTTTGAAAGACACTTCCGTATGTTTTACGAATACTGATTTTTTCATGGCTTCGCCGTCGATGCCTTTTCAAGAAACAGTGATCGTTATTCTATCGTGTCTTTGCATTGTAATGGCTGTTGTGATTGCTGTCCTTGTGGTCCGGAAGCCGTAAGTGATGGCAACTCGCGTAGTTCAGATCACTATTACGGGCGACTCTGACAGCTATGCCGCTGCGATAACCCGCATGATTGAGAAAACTGACAAGTTTACTAACGATCTGAAAAGGCTCGATGACAGATACAAGCCTGTTCCTACATTCGACTCGGTACGTGAATCGTTATTATCGCTGGACGTGAAAGATCAACAAAAAATTTATGAATGGCTGAATCGTGTCTGTGGGCGGCGAATGCCATAAAAACCTCATCTCATGTGAGTTGGACTGTTTATTTACTTCAAACTCGGTCAAGAGACCCAATTCGGGTTTATGCCGGGAGAACTCCGACGTGCCGAAGGGAAATAAGATTGCAGGAACATATTGATGGGGGATCGCGAGCATCCGGCTGCTGTAGACAGTATGGAGTTTCTAAACTCATTTATTGGGAAGAAGTACCTAGTGAAATGCACGCTCAGCAACTTGAAGAGCGATGGGCAGAGGACTTAGCTTTTATATTTGAAACTGAAAAAGTCAGAGTCTCCAATGGAATTGAAAGATGGTCAATTCGTGGCAGGCTTGAAACAAACTGGGAATTAAACACGGATAGCGACTATAGCTCGTTGAGCGAGTATAAATTGCGATTCAACTATGATCGATTACCACCGCGCGATTTATTACATCAGCGTAAAATTTGGCGGTATCGTGTAATGAATCCACTGCGGGTATTTGATTGTATTCCGATGAACCCGTCAAAGCCGATACCAACCACGAATCAAATGTTGCTTTTATGACCAGAGATTTTTGGTAAAAAGCTTGAAATCAGTTTATCGCACTTACGAACTCGCTAAAAAATGGGATTGTTCACAGAGGACAATCCGTCGCATGATTGATCGTGGAGAATTGACAGGATTCAAGATTGGCGGCACTTGGCGAGTGAAAAACGATAAATTGGACGAGATTTTAGAAAATAGACATACAAAGTCGGACAAGTCGGACACTTAAGCCTACTATTTCCTTTTCTTTTTTTCCTCATTCTCCGTACAATCATCACACGAGATAAATAGTTTCACGGACCGTACATCCGTTTGAAGCTGGTTTTTAAGGGCTGATCTGCGCGCAGCAGGTTGGCCCTTTTTTTTATGGTGATGACTACAGAACGCCGCTTCTTTACCGCTACAGAACTTCGGACTTCAAGAACGGGATTGAGTCCGCGAATTGTCGGGCACGCCGCTGTTTTCAACCAATTATCTGAAGATTTGGGCGGTTTTAGAGAGAAAATCGCGCCCGGTGCCTTTACCGAGACTATAAAAACGGCCGATATTCGCGCGCTCTGGAACCACGATCCCAATTATCCGCTTGCTCGAACCAAGTCCGGCACTCTGAAGCTTGAAGAAGATAGCACCGGTTTAGCGATCGATGCTTCGCTCGCTGATACGACTTTCACTCGCGATCTTCTGACCTGGATCGACCGCGGCGACGTGGATCAGATGAGTTTTGGCTTTCGCGTCATGCCGGACGGCCAGAAATGGCACTTAGAGGACGGCGGTATGGTGCGAACGCTCACTAATGTCGAGCTGTTCGACGTTTCGCCAGTCACTTTCCCCGCTTATCCGCAGACCGATGTCAGCGTGCGTAGTCTCGCCGAGGAGATGCGCAAAAAACTCGCCTTGCCCAACCTCGATCCAGAAATCGTCAAAGCCGAATTTCTCGCCCGCTCTGAAGCCCGCAAAAAACTAATTTCAGCCGCTCAAACGACTGTTAGCAAAAGGAGATTTGTCTATGTCTGTGAACGTAAATGAACTGAGGCAGCAACTAGGTACTGCCGTTGAAGAATTGCGGGCGTTGCAAAACGATTGCGATACGCGCGGCGGTGAGAATGCCGATGATGCTGAGAAGTTCGCCAAAATGGAAACGGCGATCAGCGGGCTAGAGAAGCGCATCAAGAATGAAGAGTTTCTAGCTGAAAAAGAAGCCGAATTGGCGCGCTCCTCGATGCAATCCAACGGTAATGGTAACGGCAATGGCAACGGCGCTCGTTCATCTCGTGATGAGTTTTACTACCCGGTAGGACAGCACCCGCTCTCCAATATCGAGTTTGAGCGCTGCGTATCTCTGGCCTTTCAGGGCTGGACGCGCGGTTTCAAGCCCGGTGGCGAGAAAACGGTTGAGCAAAAGCATATCGATGCGGCAAAGCGTATAGGGATTTTTGATCTTCGCTCTAAGGAAATCGAGCTGCCGATCATCAAGGATTACCGCACGCTGCAACGTGAATTCCGCGCCGGCCTGGATGTAGCTACTACCAATGAAGGCAAAGAGACCATACCGCAAGGCTTCGTGAACACGCTTGAAAGAGCGCTCTTGACTTACGGCGGGGTGCGCAAGGTTTCAACGGTGCTGAGAACGGACAGCGGGAACGCTCTGCCTTACCCGACGATGAACGACACTTCGAACAAAGGCGTGATCCTGGCCGAGGCAACGACTATCGGCACGTCGGTTGATCCAACCTTTTCGTCGATCACCTTCAACGCATTCAAATACAGTAGCAAGGCGCTCCTGATGTCTTACGAAATCACGCAGGACAGTGCTTTCGATTTGGGCGCGATGGCCGGTGACTGGCTCGGTGAACGTATCGCCCGAATCCAGAATGATCACTTTACTACCGGCGCAGGCTCGACATTGCCCAAAGGATTGACGGTTGCGGGCGTGGTCGGGAAAGCCGCCGCATCGATGACAACTTTCACCTCGGATGAGGTGATTGATCTTATCCATAGCGTCGATCCGGCGTACCGTGAAGGCGCATCGTTCATGTTTCATGACAGCGTGCTTGCAGTAATCAGAAAACTAAAAGAGAGCACAACGAACGCCTATATCTGGCAACCGGGCTTGCAGGCCGGTATTCCGGATATGCTGCTTGGCTATCCGTACACTGTCAATCAATCGATGAGCTCGACGTTTACCACCGGACAGAAATTGATCCTGTTCGGCCGCATGTCGAAGTACATTATCCGCGACGTTGCATCGATCCGGCTTGTCAGGCTCGACGAGCGTTATGCCGATACCGATCAGATTGCGTTTATTGCTTTCATGCGCTCGGACGGAAACTTGTTAGACGCAGGCACCCGGCCTGTGAAGTGGCTCGCTTTGGCGTAATCCCTCCACTACATGAAGCGACTACTTCTCATAGTGTGTCTGCTCTCTTTGCCGGTAACGGCGGGAGCGCAGACGCAGTTGCCTCGTGTCTGGACCTGCTCGCTCGCTGGTTTGGCAGCGACGTTGACGGAGTGCCAGGCCGTACCGGGAACCGCGGGCGAGCGGTACGTCATTACGGACGTAATTGTACAAACCACTACAGCCACAGCCGGTAGTTATTCAATTCAAACTGGAACGGGTACGAACTGCGGAACGGGAACGGCGGCGCTCTTTCCTGTCAACTCGACATCCGCACGTTTTCTGGCACCGATCAGCACGCAGCCAACGGCGATGATCTCGTTACGGACGCCGCTTCTCGCGCCCGCCGATGCTGCTGTGTGTGTCATCGGTACCGCGACCAATACAATCAATGTGCAGCTCGTTGGATTTATCACGAGGTAAAAACGTGGCGGAAAAAGAAAAACAAGTAGCCGTCGATACTGTCGCAACCTTCAGCGATGACGATTACGGATGGGTTGATGCGCACGTGCGCAAAACGGTTCGCGCGGATGTGGCCGAGCGCTGGATCACGGAAGGCAAGGCTGTTGCGGTAGTTGTTGAACATAAGGCGGCAGTGATCGAAACGCCCGAGGATAAGATAACGCATCACGAGGACGCTTCACTAAGGCGCAAAAAGCAATAGATGTGTTTTCACTCATTCAATCAGCCGAAGTTAAACAGCTCAGTAAAGCAACTGGCGAATGGGGTAGCCAGTTCGATTACCTGATTGATCAGATCATCATTCCGGCCGTCACGCAGTCGTTTGCAACCTATTGTCACCGTCCCGATTGGGATAAAGCCGCCCGCGTCGAATATCTAAGCCCGCGCCCTGGAGCGCGGCGCCTGTTTCTTTCTTCTCCTCCGGTTGCTGCTGCCCAAGTAGGCCCGCCCATAATCGAAGCGTTGCGGCTTTATCGGGACATTTCTTTACCGCGGGCATACGGCGCAGATACCGAGCTCGTCAATGGCACTGATTTTTTTGTGTTCGAAGAAGAGGGAGTAATTGAGCGTGTGGGCTGTACCGGTTGGAGTTGGGTAGGTTGGGGCTGGCCAAAAACGATCAAGGTTACTTATACGGGCGGCTATCTGACGGACAATGCCGTCGGGTGTCCGGCTGATTTGAAGCTTGCCGCTATCACACAAGCGAAAATCCTGTTCGATAGACGCGATCAGATGGGCATTACGGGGCAATCTCTCGAAGGTGGTTCGATCAGCTTATTGACGCCGCTCAATTTGCCCAAGGCCGTGACGATCACATTGGATAACTACCGGGTATTCGGAAATGGCTAACGGAATTCTGCGCTTCGATATGAAGCAGCTTGTCGACTTGAATGAGGACTTGCGCCAGAGCCCGAAATCTCTGCCGATCGTCGTGCAGCGGGTTTTATCGCTTACGCTTCGCCAACTCGCCGTTTCGATGCGCTCGCTTGTACCGCGGGGCGCTACTGGAGCATTACGCCGTAGTCTAAGCGCGTCGGTAAAGCGGCAGCAAGGGGCTGTTGTTGGAGTATTTGGATTACTATCGAGCCGGCGTTCCGGCCGCACAGTTGTTGCCGGGAACGTCCTGCAAAAGGGCGGAGCGGTAGCAAGCAAGCGTCAATACATCTGGATACCGCTTCCCGGCAACAAAAACGTCACGCCGCAAGACTTCTTCAATGCGGGGAATACTTTCATTCGTACCAGCAAGGCGGGCAACCGGATCGCGTTTATACGAACCGGTGAAGGTACTGCACTACCGATGTTTGTCCTTAAAAAGACAGTCCGGTTTCATCAGCCGCCCATTCCGATTCAGGAACGGGTGGAGGCTGAGTTGCCGACGATCACAGGCGATATACAAGAAGGCATAGCAGCGGTGATAATCGCCCGCCAAAAGGCGCTGGAGATTTGAGATGGACCATAAAAACTCGCCGCGTGTCTTTGTTCCGTGTCGGGTTTGTCATCAGAACATTATGGCAATCAGATTTTTAAATCACGCGAGATTCAAGCATCCCGTAGAGTGGGAGAAATGGCGTCCCGATCGTGGCGCATTCGGTCAAAGCGCGCGCCAGCATTTTAATTTTGTGGTGATCGATGACATGGACCGGATTATCCCTCTGTGAAGCATGGATTCAGCCATAGAGCAGATTTTGACGCAGGTGGAAACGATTTTACAAGCCGTTGATGCAATTGGGCAGGTAAGCCGTGACGGCGTAGATGCGCTTTCCATTCAGCGCTTCCCGGCTTGCGTGATTAGCGTCAATGAAAACGTGCCCGAGCAATTGTTGAACGATTACATCGACTGGACGCTTGGCGTGTCGATTACCTGTTGGATAGCGGCAGAGGGGGATCTATCCAAAACGCTCGAAGCGCACAAGGCGGTTGTGCAGCAGGCTATAGCAGCTGATGCGCATATCGGGCTCGGCGATAAGTGCGACACTGTTGAGGGGCCGTGGAGTGGACCCTTTCCAATGAATGAATCGCTCACCGAGGCGGCAGACACCAAGCGTTATGACTTTAGATACCGGACTTTGCGGACGGACCCGTACACGTTGGTTGCGTAGGAGATAGAAACCAATGACTTATGACGAAGCATTGCAATTACCAGCTGATGAACGGTTGGAAGGTATTGTGGTTGCTGGTGCGGTGACGCCGTTTGGCGGTTCGTGGACTCTGGCGGCCGGTTCGCTGACGCTTGTGGAACCACCGACGGCGGACGAATAGGAGAATTTATGAATTTCGATGAGGGTAAGCAATTGCCTGTTGACGAACGTAAGGCCGGAATAGTTGTCGAGGGTAGCGTTCCGCCATTCGGCGGATCATGGACTCACGACCCCGGAAAAAATGAATTGACGCTGCAAGAGCCACCGACGGCACTCAGCGCGCCCAAACAGGAGGAAACAGACCATGCCGGATAGCTCAAAACGAGGTGGACTCTTAGTCAAGATTGAATCGGTCTACGGGACGGATCCCGTACCGGTGCCGGCCACTAATGCCGTTGCCGTCATGAATCCGCAGTTTACGACCGATGTAACGCTGGTCGAGCGCGATCAGATTTTGCGCGATTCGCTATCCCGGCTCTCGGCTGTGATAGGCCGCAAGCTCGCGCGGCTTACCTTCGGCGTGGAGATCAAAGGTTCGGGCACTGCGGGAACGGCAGTACGCGCTGGCCCTTTGCTTCGATCGTGCGGGCTCAGTGAAACCATAGTGGCGGTGACTTCGGTTACTTATGCGCCGGTCAATACGGGCTTCGAGTCCTGCACAATTTATTGGTACGACGGCAGCAAGCTTCACAAGCTAACCGGCGTTTTTTCCACCATGCGAATCGTCGAGGAAGTCGGCCAGTTCGGGCGATTCGAATTTACCTGCACGGGTATTTGGAATCTGCCGACGGACGCAGCTATTCCGTCGATGACGCTCGATACGACTAAACCTCAGCCGATTATCAACTTGGGACTGACGCTCGGCGGTTACTCGCCAGTTGCAGCCACGCTCAATATTGATCTTGGCGTGCAGGTTGGCGAGCGCGTAGACTTCAACGCCACCGAGGGTCTTCGGGGATTGCAAATTACGGGACGTGGAGTTGGCGGAACGATAGATCCGGAGTCAACTACAGAAGCTGCGCATGCTTGGTACGGAAATTTTCGTACAGCTACAGAGGTAGCACTTGCAGGTCATACGATCGGAGCCACAGCAGGAAACATTACTAAGATTCTCGCCCCTAAAATACAGTACGAGGCTCCAGCACCAGGAGAAAGGAATCAGATCAGAACATTATCAATTCCGTTCAGATGCAATCCGTCTGTCGATAGCGCCAATGATGAATTAACGATTGCGTTCACCTAAGTCTCGACGGCGATCAGCTCTGAGATGTTTAGTGAGTGTAGCTTCAACAGACCAATGAAGTTTTTCCAAGCGATTAAAAATAACGCGGGCTGGAATGCCAGTTCTTTCAGCCCACGTCGCAATTGGAAGTCTTTCACCTTTGAAGGTTACAAAGTGACTTCGGCTCGTATTTCGTTGTTGTTCTTTTCGTGGAACCCATTTGCAGTTGTTTGGTTCATAGTTTCCATCGTTGTCTATGCGTTCGATTTGATAGCCATCCGGTTTTTCTCCCATATCAGCAAGAAAATTCTTGTATATCTTCCAACGCTCGCAGTAGGTAATTCCGCGTCCACCGTAGCGTGCATAGCGAACATTCTTCGGATCATCGCACCGCCTTCGCATTTGCAACCATACTTTGTAGGTTGGCGATCCCGTTTGTCCGTGCTTGATGTTAATTCCTTGGCGATCACAGCCGCAACTTTTGCTCATGCCTGTGCGAATGCTTTCGCCAAATATAGATTTTACGCTTCCGCACAATTTGCAGCGACACCACCAGTAAGTGCCTTTGTGTTTCGGACCATCCAATTTAAGGACATCCCAATTGTTAAAAGTTTCGCCGGTCATGTCTTTGAAATTTATCGAATGCTTTTCGCTTTTAATACAGCCGCAACTGCGCGTCATGTTTTTCAGCAAAGAATAAACATAGATCGATTTTTCTTGACCACATCTGCAAAGACAAAACCAGTGATACGGCTTCTCAGGATTGGGCCGTTTGACAGTAAGATAGTGGAATTTTTTGCCGATCAAATTTTGTGCGGTGCGCATGATTTGAAATTAGCATAGAACGATACAAAAGAGAAAGAAAAAAAGGAGGTTTATGGAACCAGATGATCTTTTCTCAAAAGAGCAACCTGTCAAGGTAAATTATATCGGCGTCCAGACAGTCCACTATTTACGCCATCCGACACCGCATGAAGATTTGGAGTTTCGCCGAAAGAGCGCAAACGTCAAGGTTAGAAATCGCGAAATTTTAACTTCAGATGTAGCGCTTCAGGCACCGCTCGAACTCTATGACAAAATTTGTCAGCGCGTTGTGATTAATAATGGTGCAGGGCTGCAAGAAGTTGCAGATTTTAAGACGAAGATCCCGAACGATCTAAAGCTCGCCGTTATTGCGGCCTATCAGCAACGTATACAAATTGACGACAGCGAGATCCTGGGAAACTAGCAGCGGAGTTGGACGAATATTTGGGGCTAAAGTCTGCTCCGAAAAAAGAACATTGCCCTTATAATGAACCACCAGACATTCAGCTCGTTGCCGATAGCTGGACAATAAATGATACGCCAAGAGAAAAAGCCGATCCGAGTCTATGCGCGCTCATCATAGCGAATGCCGACGCTTGTGCGACTTGCCCGCTGGCGGATTTGAAAGACGAACCGCAAGAACCACCGTCATTGTTATTTCAGCACTTGGTATTTCTCGCCGATGCTCAGGCTATCGGTGTGCGGTTTTCTTATAGCGAATTGTCGCGGATTGAATTGGAAGGCTTGAAAGTACTCAAGCGCAAACGTGATGAAAAGACGGCGCGCGATCTCAAGCAGAAGTAAATGAATGATTGCAGTAACGACAAATAGAGGCGCGTTCTTTAACCTTTTCAGCACATTTAGGACATCGTTTGCCGCTCGATAAGCGGTCCAGCGCTATGCCGAAAATGAGCGCTAAAGCGGCGGAAATAAACACAAATCCAACCGGAGCGCCGCGCGTATTCATAAGCGCAATACCGACGAACGCAATGACAAAAGAGCCGATAATCAGGGTCGCTGCAAAAATGCCGGTTAGCGTTTTCATAGGGACAGTCGGTCTATCACTATGGCTCGCGTAATACAAATACAGATAACAGGCGAAGCCGGCCAGTATGAGGCGACAGTCCAACGGATTATCGAGAAAAATAATCAACTCAATCGCTCGGCGATCCAGGGCGCACAACAGACTGAGGCGGCATTAGGCAACGTGCAACGTATCTTGGTTAATTTTCCAAGTTTTTTCGGCGGGATTGCTTCGGGAATAGCTGCTGCGTTCAGCGTCGGCGCGATCGTTGCCTTTGGAAAAAGTCTCCTAGAGGCGGCCGGTCAAATAGATGACCTTTCAAAACGTACCGGCTTTTCTCGCCAAACTCTTTCGGGGTTAAAGAGCACAATTGAAGAAAATGGCGGAAGCCTTGAAGCCTTCGCCACCGCGATTAGCAGAGCGCAGAAATCATTAGCCGATATTGAAGGTGACGGTAAAAAGGCCGCACAAGCGCTTAAGTTTATGGGTTTGGATGTCAACGATCTTGTTAAATCAACTCCAGAAGTTTTCTTTGAGAAATTTGCCGCGGCGCTTTCCAAAGTCGAAGGACAAAATCAGCGTGCGGCGATTGCTACGCGGGTTATGGGCAGGGAAGGTGCCGCACAAATTCCAGTGATTCTAGAGCTTGCCGATAAATTTCAAACTCTCGCCGAACGCGGTGTGAGTGATGCCAATATTAAACAGTTGGATAAATTTGGAGATGCACTCACACGATTAAAAAACGGAGCCATTGGGCTTGCTCAAGAGGGATTGGCGAATCTCATTCGTGGCTTTGATCGGCTGTTCAAAATTAGTGATCTCGAAAAGGCGCAGGCTGATGTGGCGAAGTTTGCCGATGAGATGCAAACCCTCGATAAACGCATAGCGGCAACTAAAACAGCTTCGCCGGCTACTTTCGGCTTGTTTAGTAGTGATACGGACCGAGAAGCGCGGCGACAGCAACAGCTTATAGATTTGCAAGAAAAACGTACGAAGGCTTCTCTCGCCTTCAACGATGTACAGGACAAACTAATCCGACTTCAACAAAAAGAACAAGATAAACCACCGGTACCCGGTGGGGGTTTGGGTGGAGATCCTGAAGCAGCACAAAAACTAGCCGATCGAGCAGCTGAGGCCGTCGCTAAATTACAAGCTGAGCAACTAAAACTTAACGTGACCAATCTTGAAGCGGCGCGGACTAACGGGCGATTAACCGATGCGCTGCTCGCGCAGGGACTTACGATTGGCGATCTTGATGGTGAAATCAGAAAAGCGTCGTTAGCTTTAATAGATCAGGAAAAACAAGCAGCGTTAGATGCAGCCGCGCATGACAAAATTTTAACGCCGGCATTAAAAGCCGCTATTGAGCAACAAGCCAAAAGCAAAATAGCCACATTCGATGCAGCCGAGGCGGCACTAAAACATAAAGAATATCTAGAGCTAGAAAAGCGTGCTCTCGCAGGGGATGAAGAGGCGCAAAAACAACTGGCCGCTGTTTTAGAAGCAAGTGGCAAGAACCGTGAGATTTTAAATCAGCGGACTTTAGACTCAATCGAACTTGAACGTCAGCTCGGCGACTTGGAGTCCGATCGAATCGGCATCCTTGGCCGTACCGGAGAAGCCGAGCGACTACGTTTGGAAAATCAAATCAAATATTTAGACGCATTAAAAAAAGAAGAAATACTGCAAGGCAAAGATACTGAGCAGCTGCGTAATGCACAGATTGTCAATACACAGACCAAACTCCAGCAACTCGGCGTAGCCTCCGTCAATATCGGACAACAGATCAGCAGTACCGTCAGCGACATTTTTACCGCAGCGATTCAAGGCACGCTCAAGTTTGCCGATATCGGCAAAAGTTTGCTTGCTGGCGTAGCCCGCACCGCTGGCGATTTCCTAACGCAGATTCTCAATAAAAAACTCGGCTTTGAAAATATTCTGTTGACCAACATGCAAGGTCTGCCGGGGCAGATGAATAATGCGTTTGCGCAGGGAGTGCAGTCGGTCGGAGGTTGGCTGTTAAACCTTTTCTTTGGTGGCAGCGGTGGCGGAAGCATACCGATACCGGGTGGAAGTGGTGGCAGCGTAGGGGGACCGGTAGGTGGCGGCGGCGGCGCTGGTGGTTTGAGCAGCAGTACGCTCGCCTCGACGGTCAGCACGGCCAGTTCGACCATCACAACGAGTCTGGGCACTAGTATCGCGGGCGTTTTGACTACAGTAGCCTTGGCGTTTGCCAAGATTCCGATTATCGGGTGGATCATTGCGGCGGTGATCATGCTTTTCCGAATCATCGCCAATCAGCAGGAGCGGCCGAACGCGAAGTTTAGCGGTAATTTCCAGGGCGTTTCGTTCGATCCCACGATGGCGCAATTCGTTCCCGGCGATATCAACGTCCAGATCGGCCGCAAAAGCGGTATCAAAAACTCGCAGGCCGGACAGATCGCCGACAACCTCCAAAAGCGTTTGGTGATAATGTCTCAGCAGTGGGTGGACATTCTCAATATTTTCCCCGACTTCATAGCGAACGATATTCAGCCGGCGCTCGATGAAACGAATTCGAGATTAAATAAAAACTTCGCGAATCTTAAATTCTCTCCTGGCGGCAGCAGAAGCATCCAGCAAGAACTCGAGGCGATGTCGGGGCCGGACGGCTTGGTTCGATTCTTTGATGCTTTTCTGCCGAGTCTCGCGCATGGCTTTAGCTCAACGCTAGAGCATGCCGGAATTACGGGGACGGATTTCACCGGATTTGGGGGGATTAGTCCGGGCTTCAAGTTTCCACAAAAAGACTGGGATGATTTTATTAAGGCCATCAAGGATGTTGCAGGGCTGACTAGCCAACTCGGCAGTGTCGGCGCAGGCAAGTTTTTGACCACTAGCGATATCTCCGCCGCGGGTTCCTTGTTCAATCAATTGTTTTCGGTCACCGATGCGGCCACGTTCACCAAGGCGGCGGCAGAGATTCAGGACAAATTAAAACCCGTCACCGATTTCTTGCAGCAGTCCGTTCAGGAGGCGAGTGATCTATTCGGCAGGGGATTGATCGCAGCAATGCAGGCCGTAACGGCGTCCGATGCCAATGCGGCGTTTCTCAAGAATATAGGCGAAGGCGTTAGAGACAAGATTTTCAGCGGCATTAGCCAAGCGTTTATTGCCTCGGCTCAGTTCTCCGACTTGCTCGCGCCGATCCAGCAGATTATCCGCCAATTCACACAAGACGCGCTCACTAGTGGGCAAGTGCCGGACGTAGGCGCATTCAGGCAAGCGCTCTTGCCAGCGATCGAGGACATATCAACAAGGGCGCAGACGCTCGCGCCATTGATCCAGGCGTTGCAGTCATTGGGCTTCGACGTAACGCAGGCGCTTCAATCGTTGATTGGTACTGTCGCCGACACCGCTGCCGCCGCTGCTACCGCTTCTCCTAGCGTTACCATCAACATCGAGAACTTTAACCGCGATGATGATCCGCAGTCTCTGGCGCGCCAGATTCAAGACTTGCTGAACGGGAGAACGGCGCCGTAGTTGGTATGGACTACTGGAGCACATTAACCGAAGCACAGAAGCGGTGGCGGTTGGAAACCTGGAAGGCGAGATAAATGGCGATCGCCGTCAAATTTGCCGGGATGACATTGGACGGTATTTCTGATTGGTCAGAGGACTTGCCCTCGCGCGTACAAGCTGAAACCTTCCCTCGTCGTCATGGCTCGATAGTTCAGCGGCTTGCGTTTCTCGGCGCACGCACCGTCACACTATCGGGCGAAGTCGTCAAGGCTGATAGTACCGCGCTCAGGGATTATCTAAATACTCTTTCATTGACGCTAACCGAGCGTGGCCGCGACAAGCTTTCGCTGCGTGATGACAATCGCTATCTAAACGCAATCAAAACCGGGTTCTCATATAGGTTTAGTGGCGGGCGGTTGCCGGCATTGATTGCGCAGTTCTCTATTCAATTCCTGGCAGACGATCCGTTTTGGTACGACAGCACAACCGATTCTGTGCTTACGTCCAATGTCACTACTTCGCCCCGGATCATTGTAGTTACAAATAACGGCGGCACGAAAACGCCGCCGCTCGTCGAAATCAAGGCGCTTGGTAGCGACGTGACTGGCGTCAAAATTACCCACGGCACAACCGGCTTTTGGTTTAACTATTCAGGAACGATTACGGCGGGCGCAACATTGTCCGTGGATTGCGCTGATTTCAAGGCGGTGGTGAACGGTACCAATGCGCTCAATCAGATCACCGGTACGCTCGATATGAACCTCGAGCCGGGCGCAAATAACATAGTTTATGAAGGCCCGACAACCGGCGTGGATATTAATTTCGTCTGGCTTCCAAGGTGGGTTTAAGTGGCTGTAACTTGGACAACTACTGATCTCACTGGCACCAAGAACGGCGTCAACACTGTTTTTACTCTGCCGCCTACGCCGGACGCCACGACGCTTCGTGTCATATTCAATGGCCGATATCTTTACCGCGTAGGCAGCGCGCCGGGCGTCAATGAATACGTACAATCCGGCTCGACTGTAACGCTTGGCCTTGCGCCGAATGCTACCGATCAGCTTTGGGCAATATTCAGCACGACCGGTGTTGTCTTGTCGGCTGGTTCGGTGCCTGCCGCATCGCGCAAGGAGTTTTATTGGACCGTCGAGCTAAGGAATAAAAACGGCGACCTGGTTGAGATCCTACAGCGCGACGTTTCGGCCTTGTCCTGGGAGTACAACAACATCGGCGGCTGTGGTGAGTGTCAGATCAATCTCAGGCGGCAGTTCGACAATTACGGCGAGGTGGATCTCGACTATGACATACAGATTTGGCGTGGCTCAGATCCACTAGGCATTAC